GGTTTCACGACCATCGGGCAGTGTCCAGCGTTTGACATTGCGACCGGTTTCTGATTTTCCAACATATTCAACACCATCAAGAACGCGATGGGCAGTTGACAAAAGTTGTGCAGATTCCAGAATCATCTTTACCACATGCTTATCAACAAGTGATTGTGCTGCGATGATCGGGTTGGTGTGGACAAAGAAAATATTCACTTATGTTGTCTTTCCCATTGTTTCATTTTGCGAAAAGCTTGTTCACGATGGATAGGATTGGCACGGCGATAAAACTCATAGCCATCAAGAAAGTCCATGCTCTGTAAAAAAGCACGTGCCGTCAAGCCTGTATATGTCTCTGTCCTAACTTCGCTGTTTGGAGTAGCAAAGCGAACTTTAACATGTCTAGGTCTGCGCACTTTAACAAGTAATCCAGGCCATGTCAAGCTTTTTTCTTCAAGCACGATGGTTTCTTCGCTGGGCATCACAATACGCGGATTAAAACACACGAAGTTCTGAGGTTCACCACGCATCGCAAAAACGCGATAAGGAATACCAATCTGAGGTGCAGCCAAACAAATCCCATTATGTGCATACATAATTTTAACAAGGTCTTGTGCAAATTCAATCGGGTCAATTGTATCATTGAAGTCGAAGTTTTCGCTCTTATTTTTCATGAACGTAAACTTTTCAAAAAATATTGTCATGCTGCGGATTCCATCTTAGAGAAATTTTTGTGTTTTGTAAAACGAATAATATTACTGAACTTGTCATTCATCTGTTCTTTGTGCGAGATAACAAACATACTATTCTCTGCTGCCAATGATTGGATGATTGCCATAAGCTGATCGGTTCCTGATGAGTCCAGAGAGCTATCGAAAACCTCATCCAAAATCAACAAGTTAGTGCTGACTGAGTTGCGAAGCTTTGCTACTGCTCTCCATGTGAACAGCAAGGCCAGATCAATCTTTTGTTTCTCACCCTCAGAGAACGATGCGTAACTAAAATCATCACGATATCTTGACTTGATGCTTTCTTGAAATTCGCTGTTCATCTCAAAGCTAACAAAGAAATCCATCATTGTCAGATACTTGTTTACCAATTTATTAATAACCGGAATATACTGATTGATGATTTTGGTTTTGATTCCACCATCCTTTAGCATAAGAGCGGCAGCCGCCAAAACTTGACGATCTTCTTGGAGCGTATTGAATTTTGTTTCGATGGCGACGAGTTCTTTTTCCAGGTCAGCAATTTTTGTCTCGGTCATTTTCTTGACTGATTTTTTTGCGTTTTCAATTTCTTCCCGAGCAGACACACAAATTGACTTGTAGTGTTTGATGGTATTTTCGACCTGAGAGAGCAAAGATTTTGTTTCGTAGATTTGTGTAGAAATTTCCGAATGTTTTCTTCCTCGTTCTTTAACTTTCTTGTCAGCTTCTTCCCACTTGATCATTGCCTTATCAATTTTATCAACTTTGGCTTGTCTGTCTCTCACAATCTCAGCAGCAAACGAAGGTTCTATGCCCTGTGAACATGTTGGGCAATTTTCGTGCTTTTTGAAGAATGCGATTTCTTTTTTCAGAATATCTCGATTGTTCATTGATTTGGTGCGATAATCACGGAGCTTATTCATATCATTATCAATATAAGCTACGTCTTCTCTTTGTGCTACCAGTTCATCAATTTTGTCTTCGAGGGTTTGTATTTCTTTTTTATCTTCTTCAATGCGAACTGTGTATTCAGCAATTTGTGCTTCTTTTTGCTTTATAAACTCTTCGTTCTTGGAGCGGATTTCTTTAAGATGTTGATAGACCATATCAATCTTTGTCTTGATAACTTTCTTATCGTTTTCCGCACCAGTTAGGTCTTTCTCGTTTTGCTGAATTTGTTCCTTAAGCAAAACATTCATCTTGGTGAAAATCTCAAGGTCTAGTAAGTCTTCGATGATTGCTCTACGGCTTGGACCAGTTAGCTGCATAAAGGGAACGAAAGATGCAGACCCAAGAACCACAACCTGACAGAATGACTTGTAGTTGATTTTGAGGATTTGCTTCACAAGAATGGCCTGATAATCTTTCATTTCCGCATCTTGGTTCATCAGCTTTTCGTTGCAGTAAACCTCAAAAATATTAGGCTTAATACCACGAATAATACGATATATATTTGATCCAGACCAAAATTCAATTTCAACCACAGCATCTTTGCGTGTGATCGAATTAACTAGCTGGCCTTTATTGATGTTACGAAAGGGGGTTCCAAACAAACCAAACGCCAAAGCATCAAGCATGGTTGATTTACCGGAACCATTTTCTCCCACAATAAGTGTGGTTCCCGGCTTACTCAGATCAATTTCCGTAAAAATATTACCAGTCGAGAGAAAATTTTTCCAGCGAATAAATTTAAATTCAACGCTCATTCAAGTATCATCGCTTCATTATAAAGGTTAATCATTATGTTTTCGAGTTTTGCCTTGTTGACAGCCCCAGATATGTCATTGATATGATTGCGGAATATATCTATTGTGTTTTCAATATCTTCGGTAATCTCAGAATCTTCTTGGAGGTCCAGGTTTAAATGATCTTCAACAATTTGAATATCCAAAGCCCCAGCCTTCTCAACTTTTTCGCAGAACATATCGAACCAGTAAGGATTGGTTTTGTTACGAACCACAATCTTACACATCACACCGTTGAAAGAGGTAAAATCACAATTCAGAAGTTCGTCAGATGTGCATGTGCTGTCATCATAAAAAGCTTTCATGAACATTTTATACGGATTCTCAATGAAAGTTAATTCTCTCGTATCCGTATCTAAGATATGGAAACCCCTAGAATCTCCATAATCCGACCAAGTAAACTGACCATGGCTACCAAGATAATGAACACCAGCATCATTTGAACGATGGTGGTAATGACCAGAACAGGTAAGATCAAACTTCTGACTAAAAATGTTTGCATCTTCGCCATGAGTCGAGACGTTACCCCTAAACATTTGAAAGCCGCGTAGTTCGAGATGCCCAAGACAGATTTGAGCATTTGTATTGTTAATTTTTTCGAACGTGTCATCTTTGTTCTCCTGGCAAATCCAAGGCACAAACAGAAACTTATTATTGTCCAGGATCACTTCCGTTGCCTTATCGTAAACATGAAAATTAGCTGAGTTCATGTCAGGGCAGCAAAGTTCCTGCACGGCATTCACAGACGTTGTGTTCTTGTAATATATATCATGGTTTCCCAGGATTTGATGGTAGTCAACCCCAAGGTTATTCATCGGAACAATAAAATCTTCACGTAGGCGTTTGGCTGTTTGAATGTTGATATACTTGCGCCGATCAACCAAATCACCTAGATGTATGGTCGTATCAATTCCATGTTCTTTAATATGTGGAAAGAACACGTCATCCAAAAACTTTTTGTTGTTGTCCAAAAAGACAATGTTATCATTTCGCACGCCAAAAGTGTGTATCAGCTATAAGTGCTATTTTAGCCATACCGATTCTCCTTTCATTTAGGAATTGACCCATTGGCACCAATTCTTTGTTTCGAATCAACACCATTCATATAATATTTTTTATAAAAATGACATTTATCATTTTCTATTTTTAGAGTTTTCTAGTAAAGCCTGTTCACGAAAAGCCTTTTTCATTACTTTCCCCGTTTAATGAAAGCCATCTTTTTCAGTTCCTCATCACAATAATCTCGGATCGCCTTGACACGATCTTCAAAATTATTGCGCACGTTAATGTTAAGCTGGCGGTTGTTCATAGATTCCACACAATCAATTACTATTGCTGGGATCAGGTGCTTCTGGTTCATTTTGTAGTTCCTTTTCTATTTCTTCATCAGAAACTACAAATTTGTCCACTCCCCTTATAGTCTTTTTGACCGGTTTTGTCAACTTATTTTCGAAGCTACTGATGATTTCATTGGCGATTTCGTCATGCGCTAAATGCAATTCTCCGTTGTCATCTGATGTTAGATGCATATGCTGCATGTTTTTATATTTTAAATATGTTTGTTTTTTCTCCTTATTAATTCTACGGATCATAGCATTCCAAGCAATCTGTGTAAAATACGCGAATGGGTTCTCACCTTTGCCCGGATCAAATCCCATAACGGACATGATACAATTTTCAATGGCATCCCCAACCATTTCTTCCCTGTAGCTATATGCGATGAAGTTTGCCTTGGTGGATAGTTTGCGGCTGATCTCTGAAAAACACACACCGATATAATCAGGGATGCGGGTGTTTTCATCTTCTTTGAGTCTGGCACGATATTCTACAAGTGCTTGATAAAAATCAGCGTTGTTTACGTAATGACGTTTTTTAGTGGTCTTGGTGTTTTTCATGTTGACAGCCCTGGTAGTTGATAGTATAATCATTGTTGTGATGATGATAGATATTAAGATAAATCTACATGATATGTCTTGTATGGAAACTTTTCCTCATTGTATATCTTAATACGTTCAACGAAATGAAGCATCGTAAAATTCTTATGAGATTTCCATGAAAGATCATCGGCTATGTCATAAAGAACAGCCTCAGATTTGGTTGAAGACTTGCGTAGACTTCTCCCAATCGATTGAAGATTTCTGATCCTTGATTTTGAAGGACTAGCAAATATAATGTTACGCAAACTAGGAATGTTGATACCTGTGGAGCTAGTTCCAAAAGAAGCAACCAAAATAGCGTTCTTCTCCGTTTCCAAGGCGATTCGAATTTTTTCTCGTTCTTCACCTTTGATTGGACCTGCGATATAAAAAACACTTCTGTCATCACAACTTTCCTTTATCATACTATGGAGTTCTTTACCCTGCTTCTCAACAAATTGAAAAAGTAGCAGAGTATTGCCTTCGAGTGACATTGCTAAATTTTTAATAAATTTGTTACGTTTTTTGTTTCTGACGATGTAATCAATTTCAGTCTGGTAATCAAGGCCAGCCATTTGCTTTCTTACTTCATCAGAATGTTTAAGAATAATCGCCTTGATTTTAAAATCAGCAGCATACTTGTTTTCGATGAGTTCTGCCGTTGTGGTTACTTTTCTTACAGGACCAAATAGACCTTCAAGCACCAACTTGTTTGTTTCTGTTCCGTCCAGTGTCCCTGTAAAACCGAAACGATATTCGCATTGGTTTAGTTTCGTCATTATATCGGTAAGAGACTTGGCCTTGAATCCATGCGCCTCGTCTCCGATAACAACTTCGAACTGATCGAACCAAGTCTTAGGAAGCTTGTAGATTGATTGCCATGTAGAAATAACAACAGGGCGATCCGAATCCTTTTTGGAGCCTTCCATGATCTTATGGATTTTATCTTCTGAATACCCATAATCAACGAAGTCCGAGGTCATCTGATGCACTAGACCTGTAGTTGGGACCACGACCAAAGTTTTCTTACCGTAATATCTGGTAAGCATATAGATCATAAGTGACTTGCCGGATGAGGTTGGAGATAAAAGTAATCCTCTGCGCTTTCTCACGGCATGCACAAAAGCATCTATCTGATAATCTCTTGGGTCATATTTTGGTCTTAACCATTCGATGAATTCTTTGCATTCAACCAACGAAAATTCTGCATCACCTTTGATACCATCATATTCGATTTCGTAATCTCTGGCAGCACAAAATTCTTCCAGGTTTTGAAGGAGACCAGTATAAAGAAGACGAGACATGGAATTGAATATTCTAATTTTTCCATCCCATATTTTATTCTTGAATTTGGGCATAAACTTCGCACCAGGAACATCGAAAGTGTAATAATCACTGATTTCCATAGCTATGCCAGGATCACATATCACCTCAACAAACGTCTCATCGTGTTTAATAATCTTAATAATATCTGTCATTATCCACCATTAATAAATTTTTGCCACTCTAGCGCATTACGTAACCAATATCCTCTGTTCGATAGTGACTTGATTATTGCTTCGAGTGCGTCCACTTTTTCTTGTTGCATACCAATCTTCAAAGAAAGCTCGATTATGTCTTTGTCTGCTTCCATATACATATGAAGATCGGCTTTAAGTATCATACCTTTGGCGGGTAATTGCCAGCCTTTGCCTCTGGTTTCCTCGGTGTGACCTTGAGTGTAGAATTCGTGTTTTTCCAGCCGTAACGTTTTTAATTGCGATTCCAAAACTCTCAATGCGCCTTTTTCTGCAACATAAATTTTGTAATACTTGAAATGCAACTTCGGAATCTTGAGACTTTCATTCCCAATTTCTGTTTTGTCTATCTGGCTGTCTTTTTCCCACTCGTTAAGAATATCTTCAAATTTCACATCTTCCTCCCATTAAATATAGGATATTATACTCGAAGATGTTACGAAAGTCAAGCGGTTTTATTTATATCGTAATATGTATATCTGAATTGTGCTGTTGCTTCCAAGTAATTAATATCTTCCAGAGACGAATCGAAATTCAGTGAAGTGATAAATATCGGAAACGCATCATGAAAAACGATTTCCCAATTCGGATTTCTTTTGTTAGTCAGAATGCTCAATGAAATTTCAGAACGCAAACCCTGTCCGGTGAAGATAGGTGCAGAAGCCAGAGTTTTATATTCAGCTTGTGTTTGCTTTCCTTCACCTTTGATCCAATTAAATATTTCGAGGAAGTTTTGAAGATTCTCATCAATTTTGAACGTGATGGATAGTTCTTCATACATAACGTGATCACCGGCATATGGGACACGCAGCAAAGGATTATTAACGTCGATTGCCTGTAAAGATAAACCTGGAATATTAACCTTTTGAATAAAGAAATTCACATTGGGTGCGCGCTTGATCTGAAATTTAAAATTGATCGGGGAAAGAAAATTTACTGGCGTTGTTCCTGACATTACATATCTCCATAAACTCAACACTATTTATAATAAAAAAAGGGAGGACCATTTCTGACCCTCCCCAGTTTGCGGCTTGAAACCGTCTTTTGTCTTTTGCCTTCATTGAGCAAGTTCGATAGTATTTAGCTCTTTCTGTTCTCTAAACTTTTCCCATCTTTTTTTAG